GTTCCTGCCGTATTCGAAGTTGACATCAAATATCCAGCCAAGATGTTTGTTCCAGCTGAGTTTTTGATACTGAACGGTTTTGAGTCAGTTAGAACTGTTCCGTCAATAGTGATTCCTTTTGAAGCTTGAATCGTCAATCCGTTAACGAAGTTTGTCGTTGCAACAATGCTTAATGAGTCAGCGGCGGCGGATCCAAGAGTGATGTTTCCATTGAACGTCACGGGCGCGTCGAACGTTGCGGTTGCTTTCACTGACAAAACATCAGCAGCCGCATTACCCAATGTCACGTTGTTGTTGAATGTGGCATTCGCATTAAACGTTGATGTTCCTCCAACAGTAATCACGTCACCGGAGGCATTTCCAAGAGTAACACTTGATGTTGCTGTCAGAGGTCCGTTGAACGTTGATGTTCCGCCGATCGTGATCACGTCACCAGTCGCATTTCCAAGAGTCACATTTTTAGTGAACGTTGAGTTTCCATTAAATGTGGATGTCGCCGCAACAGTCATTGAATCCGCTGTTGAACTTCCGAATGTTGTGTTGTTGTTGAACGTTGAGGTTGCGTTGATTGAGAAAACGTCAGTCGCTGCATTGCCGATTGTCACGTTGTTGTTAAACGTCGAGTTCGCATTAAACGTGGATGTCGCGCCAACGGTCAAGGCATCAGTGCTCGCATTACCCAAGGTTGTGTTATTGTTGAACACTACGTTTGCGTTTGCCGTCACTGGAGCTGAGAATGTTGATGTCGCGTTGACAGCCAAAGCATCACCAGAGGCATTTCCAAGAGTCACGTTTGCATTCGCGATGACTGGTGCGTTGAACGTTGATGTTCCACCGATCGTGATTACGTCTGTTGAAGTGTTTCCAAGAGTCACATTGCTCGCGAATACAGCATTTCCCGTGAGCGCAAAGTCACCAGAAGCAGTAAGGTCACCCATACTCACTTTCAGATCAGCACCAGCAGAGTTAATAAAGGCGAACTTTGAGGTGGCTTCAACCCATAGCATTCTGACCGTGTCAACGCCTGTCCCTCGATATATTTCGATTCCGCTCGTTCCGGGGATGGTTGGTGCACCACCAGCTTCTGGGATGTTCAAGACGATGATATTGTCTCTGAACTGGGTGTCGGTTGTGTTCAGGATTGTCTGTTCGCCATAAACGGTGAAGTTTCCGTCAACGACCATGTTCCGCCCAACCGCAACGTCTTCAAGGACAACGATGTTCCGTGATTTGACATTCGGGGCTTCAAATATTTGTTCTGAGTCACTTGTCAATGATTTCTGGACAGCATCCTTCACGGCATTCTGGAACAGGAAGTCGTCTTCAAGGTTCCTTCGCATGGTTGATTTTGCGAATGATGATGAGTCAAGATGGATCGTGTTTCCGACCGAGTCAATCACTGGAATGTTGAAGTGTGTTCCGGCATCAGTGTTTGATGATGTTCCCTGGATGAAGGCGATCGCTGGGCCGAACACGTTGAGGTCAATCCGACCATTTGAATCAAGAGGCGCACCAGCGACTGTCCAATCCCAAGATGTTCCGTTGGTGATTGATGTCAATGGGCGAAGAACGTCACCGTTTGAGTTGACGAGGTTTCCGGCAACGATTGATTTCGCACCGCCGTTCGCGTTATTGATAAACTGAATGGCTTCATTTTCCAAAACCTTCAGATAGAACGAAAGCGAATTTCTTACCGAATCAGAGTCTTCGGGTGATTTCCCCGCACTATCGAATTGGTGTTTCGCTTGAACCCATTCTGATTTCAAACCCTTTGAACTTATGTCAAAGGATCTGTTGTTTCTTGTCTTTAAAGCCATGGTTGAAATAACCCCTTATTGTTTGATATGTTTATTTAATCATTTTAGAAAGCATAAATACTTAATGAGCATTCAAGAAACAAAACGTATAAATGGTTTTTTCAAAGACTTCGATTTTTCGATGGTGAAGAACCCACTAACCAATGACATTGGGTCGAAAACCGACCTGAACGCGATCAACCAGTCATTGAGAAACCTCCTGTCGACCAACTTTTATGAACGGGCATTCCACCCTGAAATCGGAAGTAACATTCGACGGATTCTCTTCGAGCCAGCAGACGCGATCACTATCGCCGACCTCAGGCAAGCAATAACTGAAACGGTTGAGAACTTCGAACCACGAGTTGACCTGTTGGATTTGATCATCACTGACAACTCATCGAAAAACAGTTATTCAGTAAAACTGATTTACCAAATAAACCTCAAAGAAACCCCAGTCGAGCTTGACGTGGTGTTGGAACGGATAAGATAAATGGCATCGAATAAACGCCCCGTAGTAGCTAACCTTGATTTTGATTCACTTAAAACGGATCTGATCGACCACTTCAAATCAAACTCTCAGTTTAAGGACTATGAGTTCACTGGCTCCTCAATGAATATGTTGATGGAGATTCTTGCGTACAACACGCATTATAATTCCTTGACTGCAAACTTCCTGTCGAACGAAATGTTTATGGATTCTGCTGTTCTGAGAAAAAACATCGTGTCAATCGCGAAGATGATGAACTATGTCCCACGGTCTTCCACTTCGGCCTCCGCGACTGTCGTGATCAATGTTCCGAGACAGTTGACAGAACAGATCGCGATCATTCCGGCTGGGACAATCTTCAATGCTTCATCTGGAAACGAATCATTCAACTTTTATCTGATGGAAGACAAGACAATCCAATATGACACGCTTGACGTCGCCCGTGACATCTCTCTTGTCGTGAAAGAGGGTGAGTTGGTCCATCAGAGATTCACCCACACGAACTCAACAGCGGCATTCCCATTCTTCCAGCTCCAGAACAAGAAGATCGACACCACGACATTGAACGTGTCGGTGAACGGTGTGTCATACACTGAGATCACTCCCGAGAAGGAAGGAATCACTGACACCAACTTCGAATCAACTGTCTTCTTCGTTCAAGAAAACCGCGATGGACTTCATGAGATTTTTCTCGGAAACGGGGTTGTCGGTAAGAAGCTTGAGATCGGTGATCAGATCGTGGTTTCATACCTCGTCACGAACGAACGTGATGGAAACGGCATTTCGACATTCAGTGTGTCAATTTCGGGTCGACCTGATGCAAGTGTGGTTTCTTCAACTGTCTCACAAGGCGGCGATGAGCCAGAATCAATCCGAGAAATCAAGTCAAACGCGCCTCATTGGTTCCAATCACAATATCGAGCAGTGACAACCAATGATTATGAAACAATCATCCGGAAGAAGTTCTCAGACATACAATCAATCAGCGTTTATGGCGGTGAAGACATCGGTCAACCAGGAAAGGTGTTCATTGCGATCAGGCCCAAGTCGGCTGATGCGTTGAGCGCGTCCGTTAAAGACACCCTCGTGAACGTTGTTCTGAATGATTCATCTGTCATGACAATCACTCCAACCATCGTTGACCCAACATTCCTGGACATCATCTTGAAGACTGTTGTGGTTTATGACGATTCCAAACTGATTACTAACGCAGACACATTGAAGGCGAAGGTTTTTGCGTTGATGGGATTATTCAACACGACATACATCGGTGGCTTCCTTGCAAACTTTTACAACTCTGCGTTGGTTCGTGAGACATATGACCTTGATGATTCGATCCAGAGTGTCAACACACGCGTGAGCCTGAAGATTGACATCACGTCAAAGAATCAGATTCTGTCGGCGTTCAACTTCACATTTGGAAACAAGATTTATCACCCAGAAGCTGGATATAAAGAATCGGTTGGTGGTGTTGTGTATTCGAGTATGTTCACTCGTGTCGGTCAAACATTCCAATCGGGATTTGACGATGACGGAAACGGTGCTTTGAGGATGTTCGATTTGATCGACGGAACCAAAGTATATAGTAACCTGAATGCAGGAAAGATTTCATATGACACTGGAACGGTTGAGATAACCACCAACCTGACGATTGACGATGGAACCATTGAGTTTTTTGCGACACCAGATTCATTCGACATTGTTGCGACAGGAAACACAATATTGAGGATTGTTTCGAATAAATCACTAGTTGAAACAATAGAAAAAAATAACAGCACTCAGCTGAAAGCGTTGAGCCTAAGCAGAAGCCAATAATGTACAATAAAAACATCCGTTCGTTTATCTCAGACAGATTCCCTGATTTTGTTTCTTCTGAGCATCCTAATTTTGTTGCGTTCATCGAAGCCTATTATGAATGGCTTGAGCAGCAGAACACAGGCACATCAACATCGGTTCTTGATTTATTCAAGGAAATGCCGAACCCTGGAGCACTGGTTTCTCAGGCGGCTTCATATCGAGATGTGGACACTTCAATCGATGCATATTTGAACTTCTTCAAGTCTGAGATAATGCCAATCGGATCAGAGTTCCAATCGGTTGATGACCCGTTCATGATCAAGAAGATCAGAGATGTTTATCTGTCAAAGGGAACTCCAAAATCATATAAGCTTCTTTTCCGACTTCTCTACAATCAAGAGATTGATTTCTTTGTGGCGAAGGAAAACATCATCGGAACTTCGAGTGGAAAGTGGTTGTCTTATCCGTTCGGATTTATGAAGGTCGTTGAGTTCAGTGATCAGATTAAGAAGATGGACTTCCAGCTCGCGTCAATCGAAGACAGCGAAA